GTTTTGCTTTGACACGCGCTCAAGCCCTCAGCATGTATCCGAATACAGTGATGTAGCGTCATAGTCGCGTCAATCTCAAGGGCATTACCGGTCCAGCTCTCTACTCGATTCAGTAGACTCTCGGCCCCGCTGTACTTAACATATTACACGTTATCGGCGGTAGACTATGCTCTAGTCCGCCGTGAAGACTCTTAATTATTTTTCATCAAATCAAAGTGGGGGGGCCAAAAAAAGCAAATTGTTTCAATTGATTAGCTCCCCTCCACCCACCGGCCAGCATTTGAAACTTTTTCCCGTACAGTCGGTCGTACTGGCCCGTGTTGGACTAGAGAGTGTTATGGGTGTGTTGAATTGTGTTTTGGTGTGTTTTATCTGGTGATGGAGGTTTGGATACAGTGATTCTTACTCCCTGGGGCCGGTCTCACACGGGGAGGAGAATTGAATCTCTTCGCTCTCCACCGGGTGAGAACCCAGGTTTCAGAATCCGTCGTCCATCCAATTCCGTCTGGATGCCGACAGGTGACCTAGCGCCCGTTGAGGCCTGCGGCGTCACCACTGTCCGAGTTCCTTCGTCTGAGCCGCTCCGCGTTTGTGCGACCTGATCTCCGCCCCGTCTCGGATTAAAATTCTAGGGCTGCCGGTGTTGGAGACTCCCCGTGGTTCCGGCGATTGGGTCTCAGATCCCCACGGCCAGGGGGTCTCGGATCTGAGACGTTCTGCTGAGTCTCTTGACTCGTCCGACCATCGTAGCCTGTTCCACGTGGAACACTACAAGTTGTTGCTGTTTTGTCTCGGTTCTTGACAACTCCGTTTCCAGAAAGGTACTTTGAGGGAGAGTTTACAAAATGGGAGGCTTGCACATGCCCGCACCCGGGTCCCAACCGCTCTCAGTTCATCGTCAGGAGCGGTACTGCATTGCTCGCATTGGGGGGATGAGCCCCGCCGAAGCCCATGTCGAGGCAGGCTACTCGGAATCGAACAAAGGCAACGGCGCTCAGGAGCGGAAGCCCCAGATTGTGCGGCGGCTGAATTGGCTCCTTACCCGGACTGCGGAGAAGGCGACGACTTCAGCAGCCGTCACGCGCAGCGAAATCACTGAATCACTTCGCGCCCGAAGGCTACGAGCCGATGAGGGTGCGCTCATCATCAATGCGAAGGGCAATATCGAAGGTCGCGCCAAGCCCGATCTATCAGCCGCGACTCGCTGTGATGAGACTCTTGCCAAGATGAACGGCTTCCTGCTCGACGTTCAGGTCAAAGAGGATCTCGATAGCGAGCTTGATGGGAAGAGTCCCGAGGAGTTGAAGTCGGTTCTGCTGAGTATGTTGGAGATGGTGGACCCCAACATGCGGAAACAGATTCTCCGTGAAGTCGAGACGGCTGACGAGGAAGACTTGGCCGACGACCGGATAATGAATTGAACGCCGACGAACTCAAAAACGAGAAGTTCCTAGCGTACCTAACTAGAGTCGAGGGCGGGCAGGAACACTACAAGGCAGAGACCGGAAGATGGATGCCATACAAAGATCCAGCCGGGAAGTGGACTATCGGTACGGGACATCTTATTGGAGATGGCAAGTCTGGCCCTGGTAAGTTCAAAGACGGAATCACGGAAACTCAGCGCGTTCAGCTTCTAGCCGTAGACGAAAAAAAGCATAGAGCTATTGCCAGATCAGTTGTCGGTTCAAAGCAATTCGACAAGCTAGACAAGCGCAGACAGGACATGCTGACAGACATAGCCTTCAATGGTGGGCTACACAACTTTCCAAACTTCAAGGATGCAGTTATGACAGGTGACGAAAGAACCATGTCACTTGAGCATCACAGATTCATGACCAGGGAATCAACGGGTAAGAAGGTTCCACTCGTCAGAAACCAGGAGTTTGCCAAACATTTCGGCCTACCATGGGTTGGTGCTTGGGATGCCAAGAGAATCATCATGGAAGAAGCCTCAACACCAGAGCCGACACCGACTCCGAGTCGTATCACCCTCCTGTCATCCCGTATTCCTGCTAAGAAATCAATTTTGGGCAGAGAACTTGATGTTCCAGCCATGGCTTCATCTAAGTGAACGACGACGAACTCAAAAAGGCGATTCGTCTCACCAAGGCTGTGAGCCAGAACAAGATGCTGGTCTACAACCCCTATGAAAAGCAGCGTGAGTTCCACAACAACGGGTTGAAATTCAGGGAGCGGCTACTACTGGCCGGAAACCAGTGTCTCACCTACGACACAGAGATTGACCTGCCCGATGGGTCATGCCGCACGATTGGATCGTTGTTCGATAGTGGCGAAGAGTTCAGTGTGTTCGCATACGAAAACGAATCCGTAGTAGAGAAGCAGGCGTTACCCGTTTTCAAGAAGATCAATCAGGCTGAATGCTTCCGGGTCACGATGTCGGATGGTCGTTCGTTTGAGTGTTCCGACGAGCATCAGCTTTTGACCTCTTCCGGCTATATCCCCTTTTCACAGCTTTTGAAATCTTCTCCCGAACTTCTGGCGTGTAGTGATGAGCGTGATTCCCAGTCAACTCGTGACGCAGGTGGTCGGCGTTCGTCGGAAACACTTGCAAGTTTTCTGGATCGTTGTTGGCAGGATTTCCGTCACAATGGTGGACTACCTCCGTTCTCAGCAGAAGCCGCCCCAACTTCGCCTCCATCACAAGCCGATGCTCTGCCACACGACCTCCGTGCTTCGTACAGTTTGGATGATCGGGAGCCCATATCCACACGTACCCTTTTGGATCAACTGAGCGACCGCCTTTCCAGTTGGGGTGGAGGTCTCCTCCGCGAGGCCCAGTCCTTTGCGTCTGCAATCCAAGCCGATTACATCGACGTTCAACTGCTGACAGAGAGCAACCCAGCCTCCGGGCAACTTCCGCCTGAGTCAATTCGTCTACCTCGATCATTTGTTTCAGGTCCGGCATCTCGATCTTCTTCGGCATCCTCGCCCCCTGTTTCTATTGATGGAAACAAGATTGTATCAATAAAACCTATTGGCGTCCATAACATCTACGACTTCGAGGTTCCCGGCCCACACAACTATGTCCTCGCCGGACTCGTCCATCACAACAGCGGGAAGACGTTCGCTGCCGCGATGGAAGTCGCCTATCACGCCACGGGCCGCTACCCCGAGTGGTGGGAAGGACGGCGCTTCAATAGTCCGATCCGTGCCTGGGTGGCCGGGACTTCTGCTGAAGGCACACGCGATACGGTGCAACGGCTTCTTCTTGGCGATGGTCCCGAATACGGGACGGGAACGATTCCGAAGTCGGCACTCAAGGAAGTGAAGCAGGCGCGAACAGTCACTGGAGCAGTCGGCCAGATGTACGTCCATCATATTGCAGGTGGCATTTCTTATATCGGGGTCCGCACATACGAGCAGCCCCGTGAACGATGGCAGGGTGAGTCTCTAAACCTTTTATGGTGCGACGAGGAACCTCCTCTTGGGCACTACACAGAGGGTCTCACCCGCCTTAATGCTCGCGAAGGCATCTGTCTGATGACGATGACTCCGCTGCTGGGCATGACGGAAACAGTCAAGATGTTCTATCCGCATCCGACGACACTGGATCGTGCGTTGACGATGATGACGATTGACGATGTCGATCACTACACGGAAAACGAAAAGCAGACGATCATCACCTCTTATCCAGAGTATGAGAGGGAGGCACGGTTAAACGGCATTCCGATGCTCGGCTCAGGCCGGGTGTTCCCGGTGACGATGGAGTCGATTTCGTGCAAGCCGTTTGAGATTCCCGAATATTGGCCTGTGCTGGGTGCGATTGATTTTGGTTGGGACCATCCAACCGGCGCTGTGGCGATGGCGTGGGATCGCGATGCAGACTGCATCTATATCACCCACGCCCACCGAGAACGAGAACGGACCCCTTCGCAGATTGCAGTGGAGTTGAGGGATTGGAATCGCGGGATGCCGTGGACGTGGCCCCATGATGGATATGTCCATGATAAGGGCAGTGGCGTGACGATTGCCGACCAATACCGCCGTGAAGGTCTACGCATGATGCGAGAACACGCGACCTTTGATCAAGGCGGACATGGTTTCGAGGCCGGTGTCATGGAAATGCTGGATCGGATGAAATCAGGCCGCTTAAAGGTGTTCCATCACCTTGAAGACTGGTTTGGCGAGTTCAACATCTATCACCGCAAAGATGGCCGAATTGTCAAAGAATCGGACGATTTGTTGTCTGCAACGCGGCTTTGCGTGATGGCGAAGCGTTTTTCGCGTACAAAAGAGCCGATTCACAAATTCCAAACCAGCGTCGGGCAGGATTACAACC